GGTCAAAACTAACCACCCAATCATACTTTCCTGGTTTCGGTTCCTTGACATAAGCACCTGCGTATTTTTCGTTTTTTGCTGATCTATTCTTAGGAGGAATAACTATATTCCTCTTCTTTAAGTAATTATAAATTATCGTGTCCCACATTCTAACTTGATAGAACACATCATTATAATTAACCTTCGCCTCATATGCCATAGTAAGAGCAAGCTCAATAAGCTTCATCTTACCTTCAAGACGATCAACAAGTTCAACGTCAATTATATTATACTCAATATACTTCTGCCAACCTTTTGTGTAGAAGTCCTTAAAAGTATCAAACTCTGAGTGATCTAACTTCTTCTGTCCTAGTTCTACTTGGGCAATATAATCCAACCGATAAGACTCTTGTGCCTTATAAGTAAACTTTTTATAAAGGTCAAGATAATCTAACTGACAAACACCACCCACATCAAATGTTATATGCTTACGTCCCTTAATAAAGGTTTCTCCCTCTGATACAAGTCCCCAAGGAGAAAGTCTCTTCATCAACTTCTCACCTAGAATCCTATCAATCCTACGAGCAATATAAGGTATATCATAAAGTTGTATGTTCCAACCTGTAATCACATCGGGAACATCTTGCATCCAATAGTTTATAAACGATGTAAGTAGTTCATATTCCGTGGGGCAATGATGATAAGTTACATTCTTCTGTTTGTTATTAAAAGGTTTACTTCCCCAAGTAATGATCTGCTTAGTAGTATAGTCTTGGATTGAGATTGCCAAAATCTCTTCTGAGCATGATTCAACATCAGGGAAACCTTGCTCAGACGCAACTTCAATATCCAAAGTAACAAGTTTAATCTGAGATATGTCAAACTTGATTTCATCCTCTGGATATTTCTCTGAAATATATTGGTAAATATACCTGTCATTCCCGTAAATCTCAAAGTTCTCAATATCCTCATACTTCTTATAGAACTCACGACAGTCTCGTACCGTGCCTGGATTAATTGCTTCAACTGATTCTCCACTCAACGTTTTATATTTAGTCTTAAGATTTTTTTTAGATTTGACAAATAGAGTGGGGAAGAACTCATCACGATGTTCATATCTCTTTCCATTGTCAACTCCTCGGACCAAAAATTGGTTGCCGATTAATTGGACATTGGTATAGAATTTCATTTAGTAAGATCGATGTATTTTTCAAGTAGGGTAGGGGTTGGATCTGCAAGAGTAAGTATCTTATCAGAACTAATCATGAATATATCATCCTTGGTCACAGAAAGCAACCAAGGTTCTAAAGTTTGATCTTCTTTAATTGTGAATGGATTTACTAATTTACAATCTGGTTCGCCAGGAACAACTGCTGCAATTTCTGCAATCTCACTAATCAGAATCTGATTTGTCGTCAGATGAACTATCTTTACTATCTGGTCCACTTAATACGTCCTCAATGTACATTTCTTTTAATTTAGCAGTTGGTTCAACCATAGTGATTAACCAATCAGCAGTGACAGGAATTTTAGTTTCCGCAGTTAAGGGCAACCAAGGAAATAAAGAAACTTCAAATCCTGCTTTCTTAGTATTACCATCAGAAGATTGTGCTTGAGGGTTTTTCATTTGAACAACACAAGGTTTCTCAAAGAAGTATCCTATAACCCTACCCTCTGGTCCTTCCTGAGTACGCATCTCAGTAAGATCAGTAATAATATCTTCTCCAGATTTAAGGAGGCATAATTTAATTGTCATAGTTTAAACCCAACGTGTAACTGTTAATTCAATAGAGTTGTCATCCATCTCCCATTCTTCTTCAACTTGGAATCCCATTTTCTTAACTTGATTGTGAATTGTCATTCTAGCATACTGTTGGTTTACTTTGTCAAGAAACCTTTCTACTGAGATGGGTTGATTCCAAGTTTCAAGATCTGCAACCAATTCATACTCACCTGATACTGGATTCATACGAAAACCAACATCTTTTCCAATAGCAAGTTCTGCTTCTACTGTCTCATGACCAATACCATGAGAACCAGTCACTTTAAGTTCCTGATCTTCCTTCACGTCATACTGCAGAAGAAGTAATGCTTCCTCTAATTCAGGTTTGTTCTTGATTTTCGTTTTGATTCTGCTGAAGTGCGACATTGTTAGAATAGAATTCGGGTTTAAATTGACGGGTTTCTAAAGTTCCAAGTTTCTTCTCAATTGATTCAGTAATTTCAACACACTGATGAGAAGTAAAACCAGTTGCTTCTTCAGTTACATAACCATCTTGTCGGATAGTGAACTTAAGTGTCTGTTGATTAGGCATTTGTAATTTTTTGTAGTAAATTTTTCTTTACTGGTTGCTCTTCTACAACTACTTCTTCAACCTTAACTTCCTCTACAGGCCATGGAACATCATATTCCCAATGCTTTTCAGTATCAAAAGTTTCTGCTGGATTACCCAAACATCTTTGCAATACCCTAACACGAATAGTATCCTTTTTGAATACTGGTTGAGGAGTTACAATCCTACCAAGTTCAATATACTCCAGGTATGATGTAGATTTTGGTTCCACTACAGGAACATACTTTACTTCTTTAGGCATGTTTAAAAGGAATGATTGTGAACATCAACATCTCCATGCTGAATATTATCAATAGCATCAACATGATCTATATGTTCTATATGACCATGATCGATGTTTATATGAGCACCTTTTTCAAGCGCAGTAGCTATTCTTTCAAGTGCTGAAGCAATACGGTTAGCGTCTTCACTCATAACAAAGTTTTATCTGTACCAATTATAGCAATAAAAAAGGGTTCCGTCAAGGAACCCTTTTGATCCATCTCGAACCATTTTTATTTATAGATACTCTTTACGAGAATGATGCTCTGGTACTATCTTATTCAATTCCACTGTGAGGAGTCCATCTTCAAACTTGACAGATCCAACCTTCGTATCGTCGGAGACCGTCCAGACTCGTTCAAAACTTCGTTGGGCCAATCCTTTATAGACAAATTCTCCATCAACTTCTGGTTCTTCTTTCTTGCCTTCCACATATAATTTTCCAAACTCCGTATAGACTTTGAGTTCATCTTTCTTGAACCCCGCCAAGGCGATTTCGAGTTTCGATTCATGATTATTTAATTGTATTAAATTATATGGTGGATAATTTGATGTTGTTTCTTGAAAATCAAATACACGATCAAGATAATCATGCATTCCAATACTGTTCTTTGAGATCCTGTCCAATAATGCAGGAAGATCTGCAGCGGTGTACCTTGCTAGGTTGCCCATGATAGTAGCTCCTTATTAAGCGAGTGTTTTAAGTTTGGATCCTTACGGCATCCAATACTAATTATAACACTTTTACCCAGAACACCTATACGGTTATACGCATCTATCCATTGGAAGATATGTTAATCCTTCTTTATCTCCCAAATCACCTTTAGCCCAAGTATTAAATGATAAACTAATTCTTTCTTCATCAAATATATTCATAGGAACAGAATGTTTAAGATTGGAAGGGAACAATACTAACTCACCCATCTTCATTGGAATTGAAAATGATCCACTATTATAGATATTAAATTTTTCTCTTGCTGGTTGAATTTCCTTTTCATGTTCAGCCCTAAACTCAATAGGTGGTAATTTTTCATGAATATGAGGATACCATATCCCACTTACAATACTATTAGGATGATTATGGTTGTGATGATGTTCATTTTTTTTATTTTTATTCAACCATGATTGTGTAATAAATAGATCATTTTTATATCCTAATGTATCTTTTGTAAAAATTTTAATTTTTGTTTCAATCCATGATCTAATTCTTTCTAATTCTGGATGGTTAAGAATAAATGTATTATCAGACTTACTATTACTTATACTCCTTCTTTCTTTTTTACTACATGGTTCCTTTCTAATCATTTTCAATTCTTCATCATATTTAAATGGGCAAGAACAAATCATTACAGGAACAGGAAATAAGTTCAGCAACTCATCTCCTAAATCATTGAATTGAGATGGAATAGTAAAATATCCAGTATGATTGTTATTATTATCTGAAGAAACTTCTTGTTGTGGTTGTTTACTAAAATCTTGTGGTTGTTTATTTAAATCACCAAAATAAAAATCATTTTGAGTATTATTATTCTTTTCAAAACCTTGTGGTTGAGGTTTTTGTGGTTGTTGCTGAACCTGCTTGCCGTACTTTAAATAATCCATAATAAAATCGTTTGTTTAATCAGTGGTTTCTTGAGTTTTTCCTTTCTTTCCTATATTATACTTCTGTTCTAATACCCAATCCCCTTTGTCCTTATAAGCAAGAACTTTAATTTGATTAAGTGGAGCAATATCTGATACTGAATCAGGTTTCACAACAGATATGAGACCCCAATCAGCAAGAAGTCGAGCAATACGATTCCTACGTTGAACATCATTAACCGTAAGATTAGCATGTTTACCATCAAGGGCAAACAATTCCTTAAAGTGTACTATATAATATCTTCCTTGTTTATGTAAGATATGACAACTTTGATATAATTTCTTTTCCTTTCTTGATGCTACACCAATTCTTGTGAGAGTTTCTCTTACCTTTAAGAAATCATCAGGTTCATTTAAAGTTACTTCTACCATCTGGTCCTGAGACCATTGTACGGTAGGTTCAACGGTGGCAGTCATTTCGATCCTCCAGTTTCAAGTCGTTGTTTAATGTAATTAATTTGTTCAGGGGTTAATATCTTCAAAGCATTAGATGCTTTTTCGTTACTATAACCATAGTATTGTTTAATGATTTCAAGGTCTGTGACTTTTTCCTTACGGAGCCAGGGACTGAATCTCTTCTTTTTCCTAAGTGTATTTAGATAAAAAGAATATTGCATATCTTTATCAAGGAAAGAATATTTATTCATCTCATTTGCAAACATAATACAATCAAGATGTCCTGACAAACAACGATTAATTATATAAGGAGAATATGATTTAATTTCCTGTGGATCTTCAGGAGTTTCCTTTGTAAAATTAATTGAGTTTAACCAATCTTTTAATTCCATGCTGCCTCCAAAGGAGTGGGTGGGACAATAGAATAATTAGTCACCAATAACTCAGTTTTAACATTCTCATCAGTTCCTTTATCTCCACGATGTGCCATAGAATACCTCAACTTCCACTCCTTTAGATTGTAGTTTTTATATAACTCCTTAAGTCTATCATTAACATTATATGTAATCATAAACTTGTGGACACAATTATAAACGTCATCCGCAAATCTCTCATGATCAAACTTTCTATGCATTTCTTTGTTCTTTCCATATAAGAAATCTTTTATATCATATGGAGGATCTAAGAATATAAATGTATCACTTGATCCATATTCTTTCATTACTTCTGAATAATCAATATTAGTAATCTTCCAATCTTTAATCAACTTAGAAAACTGTGCGAGTTTATCTGCACCCACAAGAGAGAAATTAGAATTAGATGCTGTCTTTGAAAAAGTGCTATTCTCTGTAAGTCCTGAGAAACTACACTTATTCATGATAAAAAATGCTACTGCTTTCTCAAAGTCATCATAAGTATCAATCTCTTCCTTATACTTATTGAATAGTTCTTTAGCCTTTGCAGTTACTTTATCCTTATCACCCTCATCCAACGTCCTCTGCTTCTCTTCTCTGACCCTCTCAGACAGTTCTTCTCCTCTATCCCTCAGTTGTACCCAGAAGTTATAAAGGGGTACATAGAGGTCATTTATCCATACAGGAACGTCTGGATTAGATTTAGTTATTTCAATAGCAATAGATCCACCACCTATAAAAGGTTCTCTATATTCTGAAATTGTTTTAGGAAACCAAGGTGATAATGTTTTTATTGCTTTAGACTTGCCACCTGGGTAACGCAAGGGAGTCTTCAATGCTTTCATTATGTAAGTTTATCAATATACTGATAGATTAAATCCCACTTAAACTCATAAGTATTTCCCATTTCATCTTGAAGATAGAATGGAATATTGGGATGCATCATCTTAGCACGATAATAATGATTGACTACATTATAGTCATCATCAATACGTCTTTGTTCTTCAAGTTCTTCATCAGTCATCATGATTATGATTTAATTTACCAGACATCTCATATGCCCCTTTATTTCCACCATGACCATGTGCTATTCCTAATTCATGCATCTTGGCATGTTCATCTATAGGATCACGTAAATCTGTCTTACCTGGTCCTATTGTAAGGTACAATCCATACCCCATAATAAAGAACAATAATCCTACGATAATAAAAACTAAAACCATTAGTAATACCTCCGTCCGTTGTAATCTCTGCCTACTTCTACTTCAACAGCATCAAATATTCTAAGTAAAGAATTTGCAAATATTCTATATCCAGATCCAACATATAGTTGGCCTGCCACTACAGAAAATGTTGCAATACCCCAGAAGATATAATAAAATCTGGACTTCACTTGGTTTCTCACTTTTTCTTTACTAATCATAATAATTACTACTTGAACTCACATTCTACCATAATCTCTGTCAAACATGCAAGCATATTTATCTCTTGATCTGCAACAAAAGCGATTTGGTACTGATACTTAGCAAGTATGAGAACAGCAGCAGGGATGGTAGAAGGAACCAAGGAAGTGTAAAGACTATCGTAAATACGACGTAATAAAACAGAAGGATCGTTGTCCAAGTTATTGACACACCATTTACGTACTTCCGCAAAGTTCTTCTCCTTGAGGTTTTTAATGAGATCATTTACCTTAACATCACTAAAGTGGGCAAGTATACCACTATCTATTTTACCACCCACAGAGTATCTCTGACACTCATTCAATACCCTTCTCCAGTCAGGAAAATGTTTATTAATTAATTCTGCAAGGACTTTCTTATCTGCTTCAATATTTTCCTGTTTTAAAATATCTACTAATCTTCCGAAGAATTTTGCTGCAATTTCTTGTTTAGATTTTTTCTGAATACCAAACTCAACCACAGCACATCTCGAATGGAGGGGTTCAATAATTTTATTTTTGTAGTTGCAAGTGAAAATGAATCTGCAGTTTCCTGAGAACTCCTCAATAGACGCTCTAAGGAGGAGCTGTACGTCGGGAGTGGTATTGTCTGCTTCGTCAATGATGATGACTTTATGCTTCGACTCACTCGTAAGAGAGACGGTAGATGCGAAGTTCTTGGCGTTATTCCTAACAGTGTCAAGAAACCTGCCTTCATCCGATCCATTAATGACATAGACATCAACCCCCAACTGATTACAGAGTGCCTTTGCTACTGTGGTCTTACCACATCCTGCAGGACCAGCAAGAAGTAGATTGGGTACTTCACCTTTATCTAGGAAATCAAGAAAGGTCTTCTTAGTCTGTTCTGGTAGAATACATTCTTCAATTGTCTTAGGTCGATACTTCTCAACCCAGAGAAATTCATCTCTCATTATTCAAATGTAGAATCTGGTTCTAATGCAATATAATAAGTTAAATCTTGATTTTTACTTCTAAATCTAGATAGAAGTTTTGATGATACAACAACTTCATAATTACCAGGAAGAATCTTAATATTCTCAACCTTAAAGTTAAATGAGAATTGCTTATCAGTCTCACCTACTGTAATTGAAAAATCATTTGATGTATCATTCTTCTTATCACGAACAACAATTTTTACTACCCCATTAGAACCAACGACAGCTAAATCAGGAAGTTGATAGATTGCTGCTGCTTTAAGTAACTTATCAAGTTGTTCCGTACTTAAATCAAAGGTCACATCTTCACTGGGAAGGGTCATTTCCTTTTCAGGAGGAGTTACAATTACTTGTGGATCAGCAAAGAAATACTTAGACCTAGATCTTCCTTCCTTAATTACCACATAATTATCTTCCTGAAAATCTAACTCAGGACTATTGTGGAGACTTAATCCATTCAAAAATTGTCCCAAATCATAGATGCCAAAATCTTTTGGTAATTCTTCCGAGACTGTTGCTTCAGCAAGAATATTTTTCATCACACTAATGGTGCGGAGTTTTGTTCCCTGTTTAAAAAGAATTGACTGATTAATAGTAGAAAAGTTTTTAAGAAGTGAAAGAGTTGATTCAGAAAGTTTCATAGCCACGGGTCGTAGTTTCATTTAATTGCCCACTAAAATGATAGAGTAGGAGTGAATAGTGTAGTGCTTTTAATATATCTCTTTTTGCTTGTCCCTTCTTATCGTAACGACTTAGATACTTAATTGCATTAGATCTACAGAATGATTCTGCATCTCCTACTGACTCAATAAGATCCAGTGTTTGGACGTTATTGTTGTCAGAAGTATAATGTCCACCATAAGTGGTAGAAATATAATCCTGAAGAGCCTTGATGGATTCATCTTCTTTATACTTTCTAGGATTGTCTGTTTCTATTCCAGGTGTTGGAGGTACAATTACATCTTCTCCACCATAACAAGAAGAAAAATCTAGATTAAGAGTATCAAAACCTGCAGTATATGCTGTGTTTCCTACTCCCAAATCAAAATTAACAAAATCACCAGTAGGTACTTCAATAAGATGAGCTATTGAATCATCATTATCAGCAAGTGTATTGAATGATAATGGTGCATCATCAAAATCGATAGTATCACCACCATCTATATTAAGGACTCCTTCATCTGCTCCACCAACAGTCACTACTTCAGGTATGTCCTCATCATCAATCTCAAGATCTTCGGGAACATTAAAAATAGTGTTCCCAGTTCCTGTATTAATTTCTATATTATCACCATTCAATTCATTATTCTCAATAGGGTATGTTTTGTCCATAGTACCATTAAGTTCCTCATAAAGTAAGCTCCATGCATTAATCATACATCTTGTCCTCCAACTTGTCAAGATCTACATCTGCATCTACCTTGTCATATAGTTCAAGGAATGCTTGCTTAGTCTCATCGTCAAATCTGTTTACACAAACTTGAATTGCTTTCATCTTATCATTGAAGATACTGTAAGCACGAACAATGTGAACTAATCTACGGGTGCTGATGATCTCTTCAATACCACCGTCATAGAATGTTTTACGGATGATGTCACCCCAATCTACAAGACGTGCAAGAAAATCAGTATCAGTAACACCAAGAGTAGATGCAACTCCACCCAAAATTTTCTTCTCTACTCCAACAGGTGGATACTCTTGCTCAAAGGTTACAGGGAATCTCTCAAGGAATGCTTCATTAAGAACATTAGTTCCTATGAATCTACCGTCATCAGATCCTTTACCTTTTGTGTTTGCAGTAGCAACAACATTAAATCCTACCGCAGGTCTGACAAACCTACCGATTTTTTTGAGGAACAACCCTTTACCTTCAAGTATGGGTTGGAGGCATAAGATTTTGTTACTAGCCAAGTCAATCTCATCGAGTAACAAGACTGCTCCTCGTTCAAGTGCTTCAATGACAGGTCCGTTATGCCAAACTGTTGCCCCATCAACAAGGCGAAACCCACCAATAAGATCGTCTTCATCAGTTTCAATAGTAATGTTTACACGAATAAGTTCTCTCTTCAACTGAGCACATGCTTGCTCTACACCAAATGTCTTACCATTACCTGAGAGACCAGTAATGAATGTAGGATAGAACTGCTTAGACTGTAGTACTTTCTTTATATCGTTGAAAGGACCAAACTTAACAAATGTATCATCCTTTGTAGGAACTAGATCTTGTGTAACTGTTGGTTCTACAGCAGGAGCACTAAAAGACTTCTCAATATTCTCAACTGCTTTCGTTGTAACTTCTAGATTCCACTTACCACGACCAACAGAAAACTGTTTAATCTTTTTAGTGACAGTCTGATAAGCAATATCATTCATACGGCAAAATCCACGAACATCAGGAGCAGTGAACTCTTTACCATATGTACTTCTCAAACCTTCAATAATTTCGTCTTGTGTCATTTTAATCTCAAAAGTCATAATGTAGTTCGTTTCAATATAAGTATCATACATCAAAAAGGGGTCATATAGACCCCTAGTGGACACTTATTTAATTGACTTTTGTTTCTCAAAAAACTCTCCTAAAGAAGATGATACATCAGGTGGTTCAGGATCTTTATAACCCTTCATCTTCTTCCATTTATTATGAAGTGCTCCCATCATCCATGATTGAGAAAGACTCTTAGGACCATTCTCAAGAAGATCTAACTCATACTTACTAGAAGTGTACCCTTTGTACTCTTCTCTCCAATTTGAATCATCATAAGATTTGTTTGTCATCTTTTGTAAGCAAAGGTTTTCTTTTTAATTTGAGTATCACCTTCTGGTGATGTTTGACCTGGTTTAAATTTACCTGCTTTTATTCTCTTAACGTTTCTACCTTGACTGTCTTTGCCTAGTCCACCTTTTCTCGTTGCTGATACTGTACCAGTTTTTTTGGTTTGTGTCAAGACCGCATCCTGACCATACTTCTTACCTAATGACTTAACTGCTTTCTTAAATGCTCTCTTACCCTTTTTACCAGAGGTGACAACGTGACTGCGTTCTTTGACCTTTGTAGTTTTACCAGTCTTGTCATCCTTTTCATCCCATCTTCCAGAAACCTTAGTAGCACCTGGCAAACCCTTACCTTTTATATCCCTATCTAATTGCTTTGCTCTTGCTTTATTTTCTTTCTTTGATTTGTCACCACGACTTCCAGAGATGACTGCCATCCCACCTTTATCAGACTTAGACTTGATTCTGCTTAGACTGCTTTCTTCTAGAAATTCTTTAAAAGTCTTCATTATCGGTGACAGTTTCTTATTTATTTATCGTTTAATTTTTTATTGACCGAATCCTCGTGGTTGAGGTTTTGGTTGTTGCTTTTTCTTAAAGAAATTAGTATTAAAACTAATTACCATTCTATTATCCATTGTATTTACATGATCATGATGTCCATGTTTTAACCAACTAGGAAATAAAATTAAATCTCCATTCTTAACAAAATATCTTTGCCATTCAAAATTGCAAGGATTATGTTCAACAATTTCAGTAAAATAAATATAAGGATTGGGATTATGAAAGGTTAAATAGCAAGAATCATTTACATTTAAATATAGTGCTCCTGAAACAATAGAATTTGCATGATAATGTTCATCTAATACACTACCCACATTTTGAATATTAGACCATATATTATCTAATGTTAAATTAGGTGAAACACCATATTCCTGAGCATAGTTATTAACTTGTTGTTCTAAACGATCTTTAAGATTTTTACTAACCCCATAAGAATTATTATTAAACGTGGAAACACCATCACCACGAATAGATCCATGCTCGACATGCTTGGTATTTTTAATAAATTTAATTAATTCTAATCTTTCATCATCAGTTATAAAATCAGAAACTTGTCCTATTGGAGTTGGGAAAAGTGGTATTATATTCATCAATTTTATTCTTCTTCCTCCTTTTCACACAAAGAATATTTATATATATTAAATTTAATTCCGTGATGCTGTAAAAGATAAATCTTAGATTCAGTCATTTCCTCACTATAAAAAATAACTGGTTGTTCTTTACAATCTCCACTCATTTTTCTTCCTCCACTATAGATTGATAATACTCCAATCTTTTCCGAAGGATGGTTACTTCTTTCTTTAACTCTTCTTTTTCCGTTGTCAGTTCTGCGATTTCTTGTTCGTAGAGGATAATCATTTGTTCCAGTCGAAGTACATCATTTTCAAGATCCCATCTTGGTTTGGGATATGGGTTGGTCATCTTAGGGTTTCTGAATAATTATTTACTGATTTAATCATCTCTTTATCTTTACATTACGGTGATCTGGAATTTTAAAACGACGCATACCTGCATCAATAGAAAACCAACCAGTAAGTATATACTTATTTCCACTAAGAGGTGGATTACCCCTATGTAAATGACTCCATGAACCTGGCCAAATTAAAGCTGTATTTTTCTTTGGAAAAAATCTCTTCTGTTGATATAGAAATTCTGTCTCTCCCCCTTCTTCTACATCATTAAGATATATCATCCAAGCTAAAAGTCTTTCCATATCTGGCCAATTGGAACTCTCACAATGCCATTCATGAAATCCTTGTGAAGGTTTAGTTTTTTGAACTAATGTACGACCACTAATCCATTCATAATCACCCTTTAACATAGGAAAGTCTTCAAGATATGAAAACAAACATTTTTCAATCAAACAATTATTAACTTCCCTAGAAACTTCATGATAAAAAGGTTCTATTGAAAGTTGAATATCCGATCTATTTGCGCTATTGTGAGTTCCCAATGATTTACTCTTATTATCATACATATCATCAATAAGATTTTTTATATATGAAATAGCTTCATTTGGTAGTACATCAGAATATTCTCTAATAAAATTATCAATTGCCATAATTAGATCCAATCGGGTTTTCTGGATGGGTCACGTAGATAATTAGATGCAACCCAAGGTTTGCTCCTAATGTAATTTTTGTAAGCAGTAAAAGTGTCAATGCTTGTGTTATGTTTAAACTCATCGGGCATTGCACGAGTAAAGGACTCCACCATACAATAACATGTAATTACTTCTCCTGCAAATTTGTGAAATGTTTTCTTTGCTTCAAATAATGCTTTATGGCATCCATGTAGTTTACCATAACGATGTGAATACTCATCAGATAAAGCACATCCATGCTGAATCAACCATGCAGTATTGTATATACTATCTGCTGCCCATTGGGTGCAAGGGTGATTTCTAAATGCACCCTTTGCAACTGAATATGGTGTTCCATCTTTCTTCTTAACTAAATCATCACCCCAGTCATAGTACCAATGGGAGAAGACAATGGAGAGCATTTGACATGTCTCCAATGGCATCTTGACCACATGCTTATCAGGCAATACTCTTGCTGACCTATGTGGATCCCAATCAGTTACAAAGATGTTCATGCGACTAGTTCAATAAATTCACCAAGAACTTTTTTGTTAAGTTTCTTAGTCTTCAAGGATTTGACAAATGCTCTTTTGATCTGTGCTTTAGTTGCTTCATCATCAACATCAAACTCAGCATCTTGAGCAAGAGCAGCAGAAGAGATGGCAAAGTATGCATTATAACCAGAATTGGTAATGGTGCAACTCTTATTCTTTTTCCACTCACTCATTATCTTATCATTATGATAGTGATAATGTCCAATAAAATATCTTGCATCACGACCCTCAAGAACACGAATACCAATAAAATTAGTAGAAGGGAACTTATCTTGAAGATGATGTAAGAGACCATCAGT